GATGGTCGAATCAAAGTTATTATTCTTGATGAGTGTGATGGTTTGACTCAAGATGCTCAGAAAGCATTGCGTAATGTAATGGAAGAGTTTCATAAGGTAACTCGATTCATTCTTACTGCTAACTTTGGTCATAAGATTATTGGTGCATTAACTAGCCGGTGTCAGAAGTTTGATACTCAGATCTCAAAGCCTCAGTTTAAAGAACATCTGCTTAATATTCTTACTAAAGAGAATGTTACTTCAGAAGACTCTCAGGTTGAGGCTCTTGTTGAGCAATATTACCCTGACCTACGTTTGGCGATTAACGAATTGCAGAAGAATTGTAGGTCAGGGTCTTTGCAGACTGCTTCTAATAAGCAGAACATTGCTCTTGTGAAGGGTATCTTGATTAATGTACTTTCAAAGAAAGATTGTACTGTTATTCGTAGACACGTTATTGAAAATGAAGAAGTCTTTAATGGGGATTATCCAGGGTTGATGAGACACCTGTTTAACTTCATTAATGAGTTTGAATTTGACGAAAAAATAAAGCGTAAAATGCTCGTCACCATTGCAGATCATTTGTATAAATCTGCTTTTGTAATGGATCAAGAGATCAACTTTTACGCTTGTTTGTTGGCGATGGTTTAGTAACCCTTCATGTAGCTATCATATCTTAGCTTATGCTTCTGAGCGCCTGGCAACGTTGTATTAGTTGTTGGGTTGCTTGTGACATTCTTATCAGTTTGTGGAATATTACCTGGATCTTCATTTCCAGGAGGGGCGTCAATCTTAGGGTAGCTAGGGTGCTGAGTATCCATGTATCTAGCAGTGCTATTAATCTGTTGTACTGGTTGTGGCTTAATAATCTCGTTATTTGGTCTTACTAGCTTTGGATTAATAGGGGTTTGAGTTCTATTTTCTCCACCAGTCATTAGCAACTCAACAAGGTAAGAAGGTACAGTCACTTTGTCAGTGAAGAGGCCTGGAGCAATCTCTCTTGTAATATCGAGATAAAATGCATCTGGCTCATAATCCTTACCAGCCATACTAAAGCCGTATGGTGATTTAACATGGCTAACACGAAGATAGTCACCAGAAGTGGCTAGCTCTCTTAGCATATTAATCTTCTCAACTGATTGGGTCTTAGACCAAGGCCCTGTAAAGGCTTCTTGTTTAATTCTAACTAGATCTCCGCAAAGAAACCCGTTGCGAGTAAATCTGTCATAATGTTCTTCTATAACTTGTTCAAATCGAGATGCCATATATAAATATTTATGTAATTCGTTCAAAAATTTATAAATAATTAACAGATGGCAACAGTAAACCTTAACAGTCTATTCCAGAAGCCAGTTAATCCTAATAGTGCTATTAAGTACATTTATCAGGACTTTAACGTTATGTCTATGGAAACGCTATATACAAACAATATAGCTGCTCGTAAAGTAAAGACTGATCTTAATGTTTCCTATGATGTAGCTGCTGTTAAGAATAGCATTTCTAATCTTTTATCTACTAAAAAGTGTGAAAAGATTCTTAGCCCTGAATATGGATTAAGAATAGAAGATTATCTATTCGAACCAGTTACAAGCACAACTGCATCAGCCATTGCTAATGAGATTCTCAACGCCATAACAATTTATGAGCCTAGAGTACAAATTGTAGACTTGCAAGTAATTCCTTATCCAGATCAATACTTGTATGTTATTAATTTGGTCTTAAGAATACCAACATTAAAACAATCTCTTTCATTGCAAGGCACAATTCAAGGTGATTCAATAACAATTTTATAACTATGGCTACAGGTGTTTATCCAGAATTTAAATTAGCTCCAAATGCTTATACAGCATTTGATGCCACAAGTCTTAAGCGCTTAATGATTGAGCGTCTTAATTCTCCATCTAATGCAGTTTTTACAGATCAGAATTTCGAGGGCAGCAATTTAAATGCTATTATTGACATTGTAGCCTATTCTTATCAAACTTTGCTTTTCTATCTCAACCAAACTTCAAGCGAGGCTGTTTTCACAGAGTCTCAACTTTATGAAAATATTAACAGAATTGTAAAACTACTCAACTATAACCCAGTTGGACCTCAAACTTGTGCTCTACCTTTTATTGCTAACTCTTCTCAGTTAAATGCAGGTGTTTATACTATTCCAAGATACTCTTTCTTGAATGTAAATGGTTTAAATTACACATTTACTCAAGATATTACTTTTGAAAAAACATCTCAGGCTGGAATTAATGAAATTTTAAAGCAATTTAGCTCTACTTATTTACTATACCAAGGAAAAATGGTTGAGTATCCAACTCAAACATCTGCTGGAGTAGCATTTGAAACAGTAGCTCTATTACCTGGTAATTCTGTAATTGTAGACAACTTCAATATTTTCGTATATATCTTTGAAAGACAGACAGGTACATATGTTCAGTACAACAGAGTAGATAGCTTATTCTTATATGGTCCACAAGATAGAGTTTGTGAGATTAGATTAAACGAAAACAAACACTATGAAGTAAAGTTCGGTGATAATATTACAGGTAGACAACTTCAAACAGGAGATTTAATTGCTCTATATTTCCTACAATCTGATGGTACTGATGGTCAAATTAACGCTAATAAGTTAAACGATACTCCAATCTCATTGTTTAATACTCCAAGATTCAATCAAATCTTTACAGATGTAAGAGATGATAATTTAACATATCTTACAGCTACCCAAATTTTAGCACTCAATATAAACAACAATGTTGACTCTACTGCTTTCTTTGATGCTGAAACTGTTGAGTCTATTCGTACAAGAGCCCCACAAACTTTTACTTCTCAATACAGATTAGTAAACGCAACTGATTACGAAAATTTCGTTTATACTAACTTTGCTAGCTTTGTATTCTCTACAAAAGTACTAAGCAACACTCAATATTTAAATACCCACTTAAAGTACTTAACAGATAGCTTAAAATTAAACGATCCAAATTTAGATACAAACGTATTATCTAACCAGATATTATTTTCTTCGTCTTGTAACTTTAATAATGTTTACATTTACTGTGTACCTAAAACTTCTGCTTCTAGAATTACAACAGTAACTAAAAACAACTTTATTACTCCTGCACAAAAGAACTTTATCATATCTGCTATTAACTCAGTAAAAACAGTTACAGCTGAGCCAATTGTTATGGATCCAGTTTATATGGCTTTCCAATTTGGCTATGGTTCTAGTGTTGATGATTCTGCTATTCAAGAAACCAATTTCGGTGCAAGAATAATTGTTACAACAAATCCTAACGTTGTTGTAAATAGAGACAAAATTAAGAGCACAATTGTATCTACAATTCAGAGTTACTTCGACTTACAATCCTTAGGCGGAACAGTAAACATTACAGATTTAAATGCTCAGATTTTAGACATTGTAGGAGTACAATCAATACAGACTGCTAATTTAAATGGAGCGAGAAACGGGTTGAGCTTTATTTATTACAACTTTCAATACCCAAACATTGATGTAAAATCTTCTGTATCTTCTGTAGTATTGCAAGATTTTATGTTCCCATATTTACCAGATTATTTTACCTTAGCTAACTTAATTACTATTCTCTAATGAGTGTAACCTATTCAATAATTACCGGTAAAGGAAATACAAGAGAGTATGTTGTTAACAGCAACAGCATCTACCCTGTTTCCTCATATACAGGGGTACCTGTTACACTAAGCGTAACTCTTTCGAGTTTACCGTTATCAGCTAATAAGGATTTTATTGTATTCGCTATTAACGATCAGTTTGTCTTGAAAGAGAACAACTCTGTATATGATTTTCCTTTGCCAGGAGTTTATAAAATAACTCTTTTTACAGCTGACTTAAGTGGTGAGCCAGTTGAGAATTACACCACCTATCTATCAGCATTTAACTACATTACAGATGTAATTAACCCCACAATTGTTCCTGTAAATGATGTTTACTTTAATTCTTCTACTACAACATCTGGTATCAATCAAGGTAGAACATATGTTAACAATTTAACTGTAAACGCTGCACAATATACAGACCCAATTTACGTTTACAGATATAATACATGGCAGCTTTGTAATAGTTTATCTTCCATAGATTATAAAATTGAACTATATTGTGATGGTAGTTTTTCTAATGACTATGAAAATAGAACATTTTACCAAACAAATTGGTACCACTTAGTTCCTTTCTGGCAGTTTAGAAACGAGACTCAAACAACTATTATTAGATCTTTAAGTACTGATAGTACAGATTTATACCTAACTTATGACGGTTATACTGGTAGTATCAGCCCAGTAAGTTCTATTAATAGTATTTTTACTGGCACGAGTGGTAAGAATGTATTTTATTTTAAGGACGACCAACCTTCAAGAAATAATTTAGAGCAGTTATATTTAACACAAAATTTAAAGGATGTTCCTCTCGCAAAGCAAATATTAAATAGTAAGCTATTTTCTATATTTGAAAAAGGTTTACCCATTATTAATAATTCTAGTACCTTTATCGATCTTTTAGTTGACTACACTGTTCCTGATTCTTGGAGTTTTACAAGTAATGGGTTAACACAACCCCCACTACCAAATATTATGTTCAACGGAACATCCTTTCCGTTGTTTGTTGCTCCAGCTGATAGTGAAGGTAATTTGTTAAAGTATTACGGGCAAATGCTCTATATTCCTAATAGTGCAACATTTGGAGCCAATACATTTAAACTGGCTCTACTTTCAGCAGATGGCACAGTAGATGCTTTAGGTAATAATAATTTAGTACCAACAAATTTTCAGTTTTTACCATATCAAGGTAACAATATTTCTACAGTATTATTAAGTAGTTTTTATGCTGGTGTTTTATCTGCAAGTTATACAAATAGCTTCGCTACAATAGGAGCAACAACTAATTTTTCTCTAAGTACTGCCTATTCAAACATACAGGCTCCATATGTAGTAAATCCGGTAGTTCTATCAGCCTTTGGATATGCAATGGATACTGACGGGTTTGGAAAATATATTGAGGGGTTGTATTTGTTTAATTACTATCCTGAATATGTAGAGTATAACATAATGAAGATTAATGAAAACTTCGATTATGTTGAAACCTTAAAGAGCTATGCATTAATGCCAAGATTAAAAGATCAAACATCTTTGTTTGATGAGTTCTTTGCATATGTTGGCGGTACTCAAGAGAGTAGCCCAAATGGTATTGGTAAGAGATATTACGAGAAGATAGCTAACTTCGTAGACAATAATGCTGATGTTGATGGAGCTAACATTACTCAACTCTACGGACTTTTCGATGAGATTAATTACAAAGACAAAAATTACAACATAAAGTTTCCTTCTGATTTACAGAGAGTGATGGATCTTTTAAGTATTAACTACTCTAAACTAGTTGGTTCTGATACTGGTTTTAATAACAACTATTTAAATACTCCTTTTGTTGATGCTCAGTACTCACAAACAAATTTAGGAGCCCAACTATCTAACAGTAGTATAATTACTGCAGGAACTAATATTGTTTCTTATCAGTATTTCGGAAATGTTTACACCACTATTACTCCAACTACTATTGCTTGTAACACAACTGAACTGGCTTCATATTCAGCAGCCAATCCAAGCAGTGTAGATACTACATTCAATGGTTTATCTTCTTATCCGTTATCAGCCTATCAAAACAACTGGGGTTGGGGATTACCTTCTGATGTAAATTGGAATAGTATTATTAAGCAATACAATTTTTATTTACAGACACCGACCGTAGTAACTAGCATAAATAAGATAGACGGTTATATTGACTGGAGTAATAACTTAACAACATTATCAGCCATTCAATATAACAGTAATTTATCAACCTATTTTACTATGTCAGGTGGGTTGATGGAACAATACATCGGTAATGCTCTTAGAAGGGGAGTAGGATTAATTTAATGAACGGAAATATAGCATCATTTATAAACTTCTCAAAAACAAGAAAAGGAATATCTCAAAATTCCTTGGCTTCTGAGCGGGAATACAAGGAGTATGTTTCCGATAAAAGCATACCACAAACAACTCTAAATTCTGATGAGAAAGTCATTATCAGAGATGAGTATATATCCGCTATACAATATGTATTGCTCAACCTCACAACCCCTCAAGAACGGGTTTTCTTTAAAGATTTAGATCTCTCTGACAACAACAACTTAGCTACCGTCATTCCCTTAGTTTCACAGAAGCTAAAAGAGGTAGCAATTTACATCGCAAAGGAAAGAGAAAGATCCAAATTTTCTACAATTAAGTACAACCTTAAAGGCTCTGATTTTGGAACAACAACATATGTAAAGAACTATGTTTATACTCTTTACAATGACCCAGATTTTACATCTTTATTCCTGTCTTTCCCACCACTTTCCTCAGTAAACTATCTTGATGCTAGTTTAAACTACTATTATGCACAGAATGTAGATTTGTATGATAAAGACTATGCTGTAGGAATTCAAAATCCTGAGTTGTATGGTGGAGGGGACTATGAAAAGCTAAACCTACTCTACTTTAACAAAGATTTATACTTCCCCGCTCTGAGCAGTAATGTAATTAGACAGTTTACTTCTCTTAATTTAAAGTTTTTAAAAACTAGTAGTAATAAAATTCTAGTAGTTAACAGTAAGCAGAAGCTAAAAATTAAATATGTTTCCACAGACATTAATGACTTAGAGGCAAAGTATTTCTTATATGGAGAGAAAACACCTGAGAATTTAATTTTTAACATAATTAAAAACGGTGTAGCAGGAGCTCAAAGTGCATTAGGTTCCAACAAGTTCCTAGGTAATAATTTGGTGTATGTAGCTGATGCTAATACAAGTGCACCTCTTTCCGGTGCACTTGTTGAGGCTGGTCAAAGATATGCCAATATCTTAAACTACCGCAATTATACTTTGCAGGCTTTAGAATCAAACTTTGATATTAGGAAGCTTAATCAGATTGGTGGTTTTTTCTTGCCTGAAAAGCAAGGTTTAAGCGTTGCTATAAGCAAGCAATATAGCTATTTTTATAACAATAGTTTGTCTGGTCTAAATGTTACAGTTGATCCAGCCTTTGCTATTAACCCAAGAGGCAATTCTAAGCTAGAATATCCAAATGTTTTCTATTTTACTGAAAATGCTGGTTGGATTATTAACGATTTAGCAGGTCAAAACAATTGGGGAAGAATAAAAGACATTAAACCATATCAAAAACTTAATGGCTATCAGTCTTATGAGGAAGTTAACTTTGAATACAAGTCTGGTATTAATAAAGTAACAGACAGCTTTGACTTTTTTACTGGTCCAGAGAGAAATATCTGGGCTAATTCCGATGTTTACACTGTTACTGTTGGCCAGTCTTTACCATTAAACTCAAGAGAGGAAAGCTACAATACTGGAGTAGAAGATATTTACAGATGGCAGGGAGATATTTACGGTAATAACTATGCCCTATATAAGAGATTAAACAATTATGATGTACCTGAACAGTTTAATCAACAATTTAGCAACCCTTCTGCTTTAAATCTTGAAGATTTCGCAGCATATTCAGGTTTGGTTAATGCTTCTGATGAAATAGCTTATCTTTTTAGAGCTACCAAATTTGATACTGATGTTCAGACTCTTTCTACAACAACAATTTACAATACTATTGACGAGAAGTATCAAAAGCTTGGAGAAGTTTACGTAAGAACATTTAATAATACATCATTAAAAACATTATCAGATGCATTTAGCGCTGTATTTTCTAAGTATAGTACAGCTATTCAAGACGAAATTAAGAATAGCGTTAAGACTTTTAACATAATTAACGATGTTATCATTATTAAGACTGAAAACTATAAGGTTATGGAACGATTTGTTTTTGATATCGATCAAGATACATTTGCTCCATTTTATACCTTTAGAACTGAACTTCAGTAGTAGAAATAACAAAATTAGATAAATAATTTCAATGGTTTGCTCTGTACCTAATGTAACTGGATCATTTGGAAGTTGTGCGCAAGACATAGTTGCGGATGATTTTAACAAAGATTCTGTGTTTTGGTATATAGAAAAGGAAGATTCTGTATACAATTTTAAGTTAACTCTTTGCCCTTACTTATCAGCAACCCCTTTAAAGATTGTTTACCCAGAGATTGAAATTTTTAACTTAAAGACCTTCCAAAAGAATTTTGCTTTTCCACCTTTTAACACTGTTGATGAGCAATCTTTTCCTAGCCTATTACCTTTCTCAGTTAATAGCTTACCAAGCGGAGCAGAGTATAACATAAAGAGTATTGACCAGCCAGTATTAAGTTACAATTCTATTAATAACATTTTTGATTTGTCTTTTATTGGAAGATTTCCTGCTGGTGTAGAGGGATTGACAATTTTTAATTATAGATTCTTAAAGAATAACCAAACAGTTAATCCTTATGCTATAAATGTTTATACCCCTAATCAGTTTATTTTTTCTTCTAATTTCGCTGATGGTTATTTCTCACCATTTTTAGATTTACAGACATATCCAAAGAGTGTAGGTTTTTATGTATTACCTCTTTCTGTAAACACAATTGATTACCCTTGTAATTATGAACCACCATGTGAAGATATTACTGCTGTTCATAATTTAGCTCATGACAGTTTAAAGTTTAATTCCGCAAGTGTGGACACATTAAGTACATTTGGTAATAATGTTACGTTCTTAAATTACGTTTGCGGTTTTAATCCTAATAAAGATATTCAAATTGTATTTGATGCTGCTGCTTATTATTTTGTTGGAGAGCAGAGTTTAGGTACAGTTAATAGCAACGATATTTGCTCAGCTAGAACAGTAGCACCTTATAACCAAGCTGGTGTTGGAGACGGTTTTTGTGTTTATTTTTACCAATTAACAAGCTCCAAAGATTTTATTGGGTCTGGACCATCTACTTGTTTAGGGTATGCTCCAGCAACTGCTGTAGAGGTAGATATTTTAAATGGAACCCCAATGAGCTTTCCGTTTGGTATGTATGGCGGTTATCTTGGTTTGGGGTTTGATATTAGCGGTGATTATTGTACAAGACTAGAAGGTAAAAACTCTACTGGTTCTGCCTATCCAGACACACAGCAGCCAAATACAATTACTCTAAGAAGCAGTCAAAACGAAAATTTTAATGTTTTACACACTACAAGTGATTTAATTCAGCATAATCTTACTTTAGCTCAGCAAGTTTCTTCTGTAGATGATGTTAAATTTAACACATACAAAGTTATTTTAGATAATAATAGTAAGAGAATTAGAGCTAGTGTTTTAGATTGTTTGACACAAGAGTTTATCGATATTTTTTGTTATGAAGTAGCTTTTGGAAATAATTGTGATACTTCTCCTACAATATTATTTCCAGGTATAAGCTTTTCTACTGGAAGTTACACTTGTAACTTTGAGATTAAAAATGTTTCTTTTATCGGAGAGCTTGCTCCAGCTAGCGCTGATGCTTGTGACAGAGTCCATATTCCAACACCTACACCAACATGCCCAATTTTCTTATTATCACCTACCCCCTCCCCTACAAGTAATGTTACTCCTACTGTTACCCCATCTCCAACTCCATCACAAACAGTTACACCAACAATTACACCTACACCTGCAGCTACTCCAGTTTCCACTCCAACTCAAACTGTTACTCCTTCTAGTACAGTAACACCTACACCTACATTAACCCCATTAGTATCACCTACCCCAACAAGCACAGTAACTCCAACTATTACACCAACTAACACAGCAACAGTAACACCAACTGTAACACCATCTAATACAGTTACTACTACTCCAACCCCAACACCAACTATAACCCCAACACCAAC